TGGAGAATGTAACAGGAGCATATGCTCTCTATGAATTTTTAAAAGAATTGGTAGAAAGTGGTCAACTGAAAGAGAACAATGATAATTCAGAAGTTTACTTTATTGATGAAGATAGATTTACTCATGGTATAACAGATTATTCGTTTGACGATAATCAAAGCTTGATTCTTTGGTAAAATAAAAATTTAGTGAGGTGATTATATGATTCATGCTATATGTGATTTTTGTGGTAAGGATTGCGATAGAACAGCAACACTATTGTCTATGACACCTTTTCAAAATTTTGCAAGGTATCATACAGATAATGAACCGTATGGAAATAGAGAAAAAACTAGAAGTTTTGTGATTTGTTACGATTGTTGTAAAAAGCATAACCTTCCGAATCCGTATGAAACATATTCTTGTATAACAAAGCAAGAGGGAAGTTATGAAAAATGTCTTGATAATTATACAGATGTAGACCTTATCGAAGATAAAAAGTACGATAAGAGGTTTGATTAAACTGAGATTTAGGAGACATATTATGAAAAGATGGTACAGCAGAAGCAGTGACGTCAAGCTGAGGGATAATGAAACAAGAAAAGAATATCATCTAGTGTTTGAAACTGATTCCAAAACAGTTAAAGATAAGATTGAAAAGTTTTATAAAGAACTGATGGAAGAACAAAATAATATTGATGATAATGTTTATTTGAGTGAAGTAGGAAAGTATGCTGCTGAATTTGCAAGGAATCATGGAATATCAATAAGTGAAGCGTTGAGAAGACCAATGGTAAAGGCATTTGCAGAAATACAGGGCAGTGTAAATTATTGTACAGGAGAAAGATAATACTGTATGGAACAAGAAAACTGAATATAGAAAAAGTGGCAGAGCACCGACCAAAGTACCTCTGCCACAACATTCATTGTCCAAGAGTATATTAACATAATTCTATTTCTTGGACAAGTGCCAATTAATTACATCCAAGGAGAGACAGAAGATATGACTTGTAAAGATAGACTTAAAAATGACATTGTTGACGATTCGGGAGCTGATCGCATTACTTAATAAACCATTGAACCAGATTTCAGAAGGAGACATAGAATATTATCTTTACAAAAAGAGTCAAATGGGAAATAACAACACTTCATTGAATAACTGCAGGCGAAACATATCAGCATTTTATACATGGATGCGTAAAGTCAAGATTGTATCAGAGAATCCCTGTGACGGGATTGATACATATACGCAGATAGAGAAGCCAATAGATCATCTGGAACCTACAGAGTGGGAGCTTCTTAAAAAAGGTTGCTGGGATGCCAGGTCACGCGCACTCATTGAATTTATGCGGTGTACTGCCATGCGTAGGGGCGAAATACCACAGGTAAAAATCAGTGATGTTGATTTTTCAACCGGAGCAATAGAAATATTCGGACATAAGGCAAGCAGGTATAGGACGGTATACTTGGATAAGGTCGCAATATTCTATATCCGGGAATATTTAAGGGAGCGTGGGGCATCGGAGACAAGCGGCCAATATCTGTTTACCCATCTGCGGGGCAATACTGCCATACAGTTAGGGGACAGGGGAATATATACACTTATAAAGACAATAGGCAAGAGGGCAGGGCTTGACAGAAGGATCTACCCACATTTGTTCAGAAAGACAACAGCAACCGCAATTGTAAAAAGAGGAGGTAGTGAGGATGCTGCTGGTGAGTATCTGGGGCATGCACCCAGAAATGTTACCGGGAAGCACTATACATATAAATCTACACAGTATGTTGAGCAGATTTTCCACAATTACGTAGAAGCAGTGTGATGAGGGAGGAAAGTTAATCTATGTATGGGTTAGAAGTAGGACAGATAATCGAATTAGAGAGCAGACATGATCCTGATGAGGCAGCAGAGAAGAGAAGCGGCAGAAAAAGGCTGGTAAAAGAGAAATATATAATAGTGCAGATATGCAAAAATCAGATCATAGTTCAGAATAAAAAAGGATTTAAACGAGGGGTAACAACAGGAGAGCTGATTGTAAGAGGAATAATCAAGCAGACCGGGAAATATGAGGAACTACGTGAGGAACGCTGTGACAAAGAAACCAGTAAGAGAAAAGTAAGATATAGTTATAAAAAGTAACTATAGACTTTAAAATTAATTATTTTATAATAAGAGTAAGAAATAGAGCCAAGAGCCAATATGTAGTCTGGATAAAGACTGTGTATTGGCTCTTTTTTTCAATATGGCAGCAGGACAGGAGGTGAAACAGCAATATGGCCAAGAAGAACCCTTTAAGTGATAAAGCACGAGAAATGTACAATAATGGAATGAAACTGGTCGATATTGCAGTTGAACTGGATGTACCCCCCGGAACTGTACGGCGTTGGAAGAGTACCCATAATTGGGATGGCGAGCGTTCGGAATGTGATGCGAACAGAACATGCGAACGCTCGGAATCAATCTCATGGGTAAAAATAGAACATGAGTACGTTACGGATATAAGAAAAAAACCTTGTACGCTGGAAGAATTGGCAGCAAAACACAATATTGCCACTGGAACAATCGAAAAATACTCTATGCAACATGAATGGAGTGAGAAAAGAAAAAGATATAAGGAAAGCATCCAACAAAAAGCATTGGAAAAATCGTCTGAAAAAGATGCAGATCGAATAACAAGACTGCTACAGATTGCGGATTTGGCAACAGATAAGGCAGAGCAGGCACTAAATGAGTTGGAACAATATGTTGTGAAAAGTAAGAAAAAAGTACGGACAGTTGAATATAAAGACAATGCAGCTATTGGAAAGCCTACTAAAGAAGTTATTGATGAAACTGAGAATGTAAAAGTTGAAAGTGGTCCTGTAGACAGAATGGGCCTGTCGCTGGTCACAAGTGCATTAAAGAATATAAAGGAACTGTATGCGCTGCCTGCTGATATGGACAGTAAGAAATATCAGGTAGAATATGAGCGTAGAAGAGCTGAAAAAGAAGGTGGAGAGACAGCGGAGTATGAGTCAGATGGATTTATGGAAGCATTGCTTTGTGATGTAGCTGCAACCTTTAAGGAGGATGATGCAGTTGAAACGTAAGGCATTATTTAAGTTTACACGATTCAGCCATAAGCAGAGAGTTGTTCTAGAATGGTGGATGCCTGGGAGTCCATATGAAGATAAAGATGGTATTATATGTGACGGATCTATCAGATCGGGAAAGACTACGGTCATGTCACTTTCGTTTATTATGTGGGCGATGGCAACCTTTGACGGTCAGAACTTTGCTATTTGTGGTAAGACAATTCAGTCACTGCGCCGTAATGTGATCGGACAGCTCAAACTTATGCTCCTATCCCGTGGATATCGGGTGGAAGAACACCGGTCAGAAAATTATATGATTGTCCGTATGGGAGATAAGGAGAACACCTTTTATCTGTTCGGTGGTAAGGATGAAGGATCACAGGATCTGATACAGGGTATCACACTGGCAGGAGTGTTTTTTGACGAAGTGGCACTGATGCCGGAGTCTTTCGTGAACCAGGCAACAGGTCGATGCTCAGTGGATGGCTCAAAATATTGGTTTAACTGTAACCCGGAAGGACCAGACCATTACATAAAACTTGAATGGATAGATAAGATCACAGAAAAGAATTTGATTCGGGTACATTTCACTATGCGGGACAATCCAAGTCTTGCAGCAAAGATCATCGAACGATATGAGCGAATGTACAAGGGGGTGTTCTATGATCGCTTTATATTGGGAAAGTGGGTGCTTGCATCGGGTATTATCTTCAGATATTTTGCCGAGGATGATACGCCATATTTATTCGATGATGTAGATATCTTTGATGAAAATGGGAAATTAAAGATTCCATTCTTTAAAATCGTAATGGGAGTTGACTTTGGCGGTATGGGATCCATGACAACATACAATCTTACAGGGTATCAGAACAGATACCGGGATTTCAAAGGACTGGAAGAGGATGGATTACCGCTGTCAGAAGATATCGACAGTAAGAAGATATGTGATAAGTTCGTGGAATTTTATAGTATGTGCATTAAGAAATATGGCCGTGTTGACTGGGTATTCCCGGATAGCGCAAGCCCTACAATGATTAACAGCCTGCGGAGTGCCGCCAAGGAAGCAGGATTGCCATATCAGAATATTAAGGGATGCCGCAAGAATGAGATATCAGAGAGACCTAAAACAGTAGATATGCTCTTTAATAGTGGGCGGCTGAAAATAAATAAGCGATGTACACAGACCAGACATGCGATTGCATCATTGAGGTGGGATGAAGAACATCCGGATCAGCCGGAAGATAAGAATATAGGTAACATTAATGATAGGTGGGACAGCTTTTGTTATACATGGCTGGACTTTGTAGAGTATATAGACCTGAAGAGATAAGGAGAAGGACATGGAAGGATGCGTAAAGGATTATTTACAGAAAAAGGGTTATACAATTAATGATAATGCGCTGGCAGTGATACAGACATGTGATAACTGGTATAGCAACCGCATTATTGAAGATTTCCACAAAAGAAAGACAGTGAACGGGATTTCATATGAATTGAATCGTCTGAATTTTGGGAAAAGATGCTGCTCTGACGATGCAAACCTATGTGAGATACTGGAAATCAATGCCGGTAATGGTGAACAGGCAGAATTTGTAAAAGCTGTGCTGTCAGAAAGTGAGTTTAATACGCAGTACCGTAAGCAGCTGGAAAAGACTTCTGCTGATGGTACAGTTGCGTGCTATATCCGTCTGGATAATGCCACGTTTATGGATAATGGCTCTGTACAGGGCGGTGCAATCAAACTGAATTATGTGGAAGCAGATGCTTTTATGCCCCTTACCGTAGAGAACGATATTGTAAAAGAAGCAGCTTTTTCAGGAGGCTCACTGGTGAAAGGAAAGAAACAGATTACCCTTGTTCTTTTTACACAGGACAATAATGGAATGTATGTGGCAGAAACACATGTATTCGATGACAAAGGCACAGAGTTGCCGGATAGTGAGCGCATTGTTCAGTTAGGTGACGTGAAACCATTTGCAGTTATGCGTAACGCAGAGGTAAACAATCTGGATGACATGGAAGGGTATGGACTACCTAAGTTGTGGGATGCTATCCCGGCACTTAAAATCATTGACCTATGCTACAATGTTCTTTATTCAGATCTTGATAAGGCTGAAAAGATTATCCTTGTGAATGAATTACTGTGTGAATTTGACAATAATGGTAAGCCCAAGCTGACACCTGAGCAGAAGAAACTGTTTGTGTTCACCGGGGAAAAACTGCCAGATGAAAAGGGAATGATACAGGAGTACAACCCGGAAATAAGGATTGAGCAGGTAACAAAATCTTTTGAACTGGCATTATCACTGTTATCAATGTCTTTTGGGTATGGAACGAAGAAATATTCTTTTGAAAATAATGGGCAAATGACTACGGCTACAGAGTTTGTATTAAGCCGTCAAGATGCCATGCAGGAATTGAACAGGCAACGGCAGGAGGCTGTCCGTTACATACAAGATATATGCAGAGCCGTGATGTGGTTTGCAAATACATTCCAGGGCAGGTCATTCAATTTAGGACAGGATATCCTTATAGATTTTGATGATAGCCTTATCACGGACAAAGAAAGTGAGCTGGAGCGTAAGCGTAACGATGCAATGGACTTTGACATTCCTAAGTTAACTATATGGTATTTGATGGATGCCTACAATCTGACCGAAGAGGAAGCTGCACAGCTGGTAGAGGAGAAGCAGGAACAGGAAGAGAAGCAAAGGCAGCAGGAAGAACCGGAGGACTAATATATGCTTACAGAGGAACAGTTGGAATATATCAGCAGTGCACTTGTACCGCTATTTCAATATCTTGAACATGAAGTAATAGTGGACATAGCAGCCAGGATACAAAAAGCGCTTGCCTATACACGTACAGCAGAGATAAAAGCCCAGGCATTGTATGAACTGGGCTATAGCCCTGCGCGAATCCGTAAAGAAGCCATGAAGATATTAAGAGCAGACCCGGAATTCAGGAAACAAGTGGCAAAGAATACACTGGAATATCAGAAACAGGTAAAGAAAAGTCTGAGGGAGATATCAAGACAGGCGCAAAAGGCAGGAGAAGAGATATTTGCAGATGTGGGCGACCTGTCATATCTGGATGATCTCAGGACATGGAAACAGGCAGGAAAAACGCTGACGGATGACTCATTCCTGCCTAAGCTGGTAGATGCTATTGGCAAGCAGACGAATGGGGAACTGGAAAATATTGCACGGACGACAGGATTTAAGGGTATCTATGGGTTTGAGAGCATAGAGAAAGCATACCGGCGTGAGTTGGACAGGGCGCTGATAAAGTTTACTAGCGGGGCATTTTCCAAGGAAGAGGTGATATATGACGCAATTCACAATATGTCACAAAGCGGACTGCGTACTATTGATTATAAGAGTGGCAGGAGTAAACAGCTTGATACTGGCGTAAAGCTGGCAGTACGGACAGGAGCGCATCAGTTGGCGCATAAGATCAAAGACAATATTTTTCTTCAATCAGGGGAAAATCTTGTATATGTATCGGAGCATATTGGTGCAAGAAACACAGGACATGGACATGCTAATCATGAGTCGTGGCAGGGGCAGGTCTATTATGTAAAGCCGGGACATGACTATACCAAAGAAGCTGACAGAATCGGACAGATAGAGATAAAAGAAATGTGGGAGGCTACAGGCTACAGCATTGACGATGCACATGAGAATGATCCGCTAGGCTTTCTGGGGTACAATTGCCGACATACATATTATGTATGGCATGAGGGCAGCAGCCAGTTAAATGATTTTGCCCCAAAAGAAGTGCCGCCGCCTGTAGAAATAAATGGAAAAATGTATGATTACTATGCACTGACCCAGAAGCAGAGAGCCATGGAGAGAGGAATTCGGGCATTAAAACGTGAGAGGGAAGCCATGAGCAAGCTGCAAATGGACACAGCACAGATAAATCGTAAGATTAAGACTAAGATACGCGAATATGAAGATTTTTGCAAAAAATATAAAGTACCTGAGAAGTATAACAATATCCGTTATGATGCAGGAAGTTCCGACATTAAGAAGACACAGGCTTGGAAAGAATATGATAGCCTTGTAAAAGCATCGAAAAATGATATAATTAATGTTGAGAAAACCTCGTTGTATGGGAATCCAAACAGCATAACACAAGAGATATTGAAAAATGGCGGTGTGAACCGTAATTATTATGATAATGAGGGAAAGCAAATTAAGCAGATTTCCAATCATAATCACGGTAATGCAAAGCGTCATCCATTTGGTGAGAAGGGTGAGCACGCACATGATTACACATGGGAAGATGGAAAGCTGACAGGACGCCCAGTAAGAGAACTGACGGAAGAGGAAAGAAAGGAGAACAGCGATATTTTATGAAGCCGGATAAATTAGCTGAAATGATAAATTCACTGGCTGGCGATATTGATTTTGAATACAATGGTAAACATGGAGCTGTTTGCCCTTTTAGCAGAACTGATATAGCACTTTCTTATGGTAAGGAAGCGCACAGCCATATTTCGGTGGATGATGTGATGAATGATAAAATGTTTGATGGCAAATGCTTAAGGGAAATATCTGAGCAAATAGAAATGATGTAAACACAATAAGAGAATAGCAATGCTATATTATTCATAAAGTAATCTCTTTGAGGTGGAGAATTCGTGTCGCCACACACCAGAAATGGTTATCAAGAGATGCGAGAGTAGGCACGCTCGCCAAGGAGGTCAGTCTATAAAAAATAATTATCTGAGGTGGTAAAATTCGTTGCAACCACGCACCCTATGGGTCAAAAGAGATGCAGGAGAGGCGACGCCTGCCAGGTAGTTCTTTGATTATAGCGCAGATATTTTGAAGTAGAGATTGTGCTGCTACGCACCCTATGGGGCAAAAGAAATGTGGGAAGGGGCACACCCACCCAAATATTCTCTTATCATATTTATCTTGTTACCATCACAATAATGTGGTGGATTTTTTAATTTTATGGCACAGATACACATAAATGCGAAGAAAATAAAAAAAATAATTGACTTTAAAATCAGAAATGGTACGCTTTAATTGTAACAGGTTCATGGATTGCAAGCGAAAAGAAGGTGTCATTGTTGAATGTGGAGTATTGGTATCCATGCCCGAACTGTGGTTTCCCAAAGATGATCAAGTACAGGAAGGATACCACAATCATTAACTTTCCGGGGTACTGTAAGAAGTGCAGACAGGAATCAATCATTACAATAGAGCCTAAGCGCCGAATAGTGAATTCTTAATTTAGAATAGCTATACGGCGCTTTTTTTATTGTTACGGCGGGGTAGAGCAGCGGCAGCTCACCTGGCGCATACCCAGGAGGTCGCAGGTTCGATTCCTGCTCCCGCAATTTCCCATATCGCAGAAAGTGCGATTCAAAAAATATTTTAGGAGGACAGTATGAAGAACATTTTTGAAATCATGAAAGAGTATGGACTTGAAGTGCCGGAAGATAAGAAGAAGGACTTTGAAAAGGCTGTACTCGAGAACTACAAAACCATGACGGATTATGACAATCAGACTAAGAAGCTGGACGCAGCGAATGATACAATCAAAGCCAATGATACCGCAATGAAAGACTTGCAAGATAAGTTAGACGGATTTAAGGATGTAGATGTGTCTGGTCTGAATCAGAGAATTAAGGATCTGGAAACCGAGAAAGCCAATATCCAGAAGGACTATGATGCCAAGATTGCAGACCGTGACTTTGACGACCTGGTGAAGGAAAGCATCGCAGCGGTCAAGGGCAAGAATGCCAAGGCAATCACCGCTCTGCTGGATGTACCTACACTGAAAGCATCCAAGAATCAGAAAGAGGATGTTGCTGCAGCACTGAAAGCGCTGACAGAAGCAGAAGACAGCAAAATGCTCTTCGGTGAGCCGGAACCTAAACCAGAAGGAACAGGAGATTTGATTGGACGGGTGAGAGGTGGCAGCAGCACAAGTGCTGAAGAAGCTGCCATGAGAGCAGCTATGGGACTTCCACCTGCAAGTGAGACAAAATAAGGAGGAAAATTAAATGCCGAATACGATTGTATTAGCAAAATCCTATGTACCTTTGCTTGACGAGGTATACAAAAAGGAGTCTGTTACCAGTGATTTGACTGGTGACCCTGCAATGGCAAGAGCCGGCGCAAATGTAAAGGAGATTGTATATCCACAGATTGCAGTAACCGGTCTTGGCGATTATGACCGTAACAGTGGTTACACACAGGGAACTGTAGATTTTAAGTGGGCATCCGCTGAATATAACTATGACCGAGGAGCCAAGTTATCCGTAGATGCTATGGACAACCAGGAAACCTACAACCTTGCATTTAGTATGGCAGGTGCAGAATTGATGCGTACTAAGGTAGCACCGGAAGCAGATGCTTTTACCTTTGCAACATTGGCAGGAATCCCAGGTATTTCTAAGGGAGATGCAAAGACTATTTCTACTGCGGAAGCATTCCTTGCGGAATTGCTGGAAGCAAAGAATACTATGGACAACGACGAGGTACCGGAAGAGGGAAGAATTCTGTATGCAACTGCAAACCTGCTTAATGCACTGCTGATGTTGGATTCTTTTAAGTCAAAAGAAATTCTGAATGCGTTCGCCATTAAAAAAGCTGTACCTCAGGGCAGATTTTACACATCTATAGACCTGCTGGATGGTAAAACACCGGGAGAGGAAGCGGGACATTACCGTAAGGGTACTGCAAAATATGCAAAAACTACCGATACTGCAGTGGTAAGCGGCAAGATTTATTACACAGAGAGCGGCGGAGTATATTCCAAGGTAGATAGTCCACAGACATCCGCTATTGGTACTTATTACGAGATGGTACAGGAAGCAGCAAAACCTATCAATTTTATGATTATTCATAAGCCAGCCATTATTAAGCACGATAAGCACGTTGTTTCTAATGTGATTCCAGCATCTGCTAACCCTAATGCTGACGCAGATATTGTCAAGTACCGTAAATACGGACTGGTTGATGTCTATAAGAATAAGGTAGCTGGTATCTATTTAAGCCATCAGGCATAGGAGGAGCTTATGAGAACAGTAGGAATGGGCGCAATGCCAAAGAGCGAAGAGGATAAGAAGCTGCTTTCTGAGAATGCAGAACTTCGGGCTGAGAATGCAGCATTGAGGCAGGAAAACGAGGAACTGAAAGCCAAGAAGGCTTCCAAAAAAGGAAAGACAGATTCTGCAGCCGATGATCCTGCAACAGAGTAAGGAACAGAGGAGGGAGTAGTAATGTCTTACATAACGTGGGAGCAGTACTGCTCCTTTTATAACAATATTACGGATGAAAATGAATTTAATCGGTTATCCAGACTAGCAGAGATCAAGTTGAATACCATTACCCACATGAGGGCAAAGCAGTTTGAAAATGCGTATAGTGAGGAAACAGCGACAGATTTCCAACAGCAAGTACACATGCAGATTCAGGACACGTTTTGCCAGCTGCTTAACATCATGAGCGTACAGGAATCGTCCAGTATGGGCACTGGTATCGCATCTGTCAGCAATGATGGATATTCAGAGTCCTACAAGGTTGTCACATCACAGGAAAAGGAAGAACAGCTTACATCTGTAATACGGTCAGGGCTGTCAGGCACAGGATTAGCAGGAGCGATATGACTATGAGTGTTTTATTTTGCGACATCGCAACAATATATAACTACTACGAAGCTGAAGACGGTACAGAGCACTGGAGCAGATCTGTAGTAAAGGGTGTGCAGTGGAGACACAACAGAAATGAGGTGTCTACATCTAATGGTGTACAGACCGAGAATAAGGTAGAAAGCATCACGATAGATTTTGGACGCAGATACGGAAATAAACCATATTTGCAGCCTGTTGAGTATAACAGGTTGTCGGATGAAGAACGTGGAAACTACTGGACACTGAATGCTAAGAGCGGAAAGGATATCGTTGTTCTTGGCGAAGCAACAGAGGAAATAGGGCAGGATTGCAGGATATCAGCGCTGAGAGAACATTACCAATATGCAGTGACTGTGACCTCTGTATCTGATAACCGCAACATGCCAAGGTTGAAACATATCAAGGTGGTGGCTAAGTAATGGGACTGAATTATAAATGTGACTTTAACCTACAGGACTGCATGCATACCCTTGGTGTAGAAGAATGTGGAAGAGTACAGCAGGTAGTCACGGATGAAGTATTAAGGCTTTCTGATAATTATGTTCCATTTCAGGAAGGTAGCCTAAAAGCAAGTGGGCATATTGAGAACCAGACAGATGTTGTATGGAACACACCATATGCACGTTATATGTGGAATGGAATCGTCTATGAAGACCCTGATCTGCACTGTGCAGGATTCAAGACCGAAAATGGCTGGCGTTCCAGAAAAGAAGTAAAAAAAGTGCCATCTGATCCTGTTAGGAAGCTACAATACAACGGAGAGAAGACAAGAGGCGGACATTGGGTAGAGCGTATGTTACAGGATGGCGGCAGGGATGCCATAGAGAAAGCCGCAAAACGGGAGGCTGGTAAATGACAGTATCAGAGAGCATTATAACGTGGCTGCGAGATTTCGAATCGAAGAAAATAGACACCGATATCCAAAGGGCAGGTACTGGTAAGTATTCACTGGCAAAAGAACCGGTTCAGAATGTAAAGTCCTATTTGTCCGGTAAAAAAGAATATACGGACCATTACACATTTTGCGCATGCATGCCAAATCAGGAAAATGCAGAATGCATTGATAACAATGTGTTCGGCGAAAAACTGACAGAGTGGGTAAATGAGCAGAACAGGTGTGGAAATTATCCTGTATTGCAGGATGCAACTGTAAAAGAGATAAAGATAACTACCCCATTTTATATGGGGGCAACCAGCGAGAACGATTCTTTATATCAGATGACTATCGCTATCAAATATGTGAAGGAGAGATAACAATGTCTGAAATGAGAGAAAAGCTAATGCATTTCTTAAACATTGGCACAACAGGAACAGATAAGTATGTACTGATAGGTGATGGTGTCAGTTCTTTAACAGAAGAATTCAACCCGGAATCTGAGACAAAACAGTATATCAATCAGAGCAACGGAACAACGAACATTAAGAGTTATACACCTTCTATCAGCGTGGAAAAAGAGTACATCAAAGATGATGAGCTGCAGGCGTGGATGAATGAGAAGATCAAAACTCTTCCAACAGGCTCATCTGCAATGACAGATTATGTTAGGGTGAATATTCTGGAAACGCCGACAGAAGAAGGAGAATATCCGGCGGTGAAACGTAAGTGTTCATATCAGTTTGATTCTATCGGCGGCGATGCTGGTAGCGAGTTGATGAACAATATGACACTGGGCGGTGTAGGTGATCCGATTCAGGGCACATTCAATGTAACTACTAACAAATTTACACCGACAGCATAAGATAGGTGTTAATCAAAATTAGCATAGTGGTGGGTGCCCCTCTAAATCACCCATCACTTTTTAGAGGATGGTAATGATATGGAAAGTTTAAGAGTAAAAAAATCACTTGAAATCGAAGTAAATGACAATGGGGATGTGATATCAATTCCTGTGGAAGATGTACAGTTTCTGGATGGATTTTATGATCTGATCGATAAATTCGCAAATGCCGGACAGGAGATAAAGGCAAAGGGTACAGGGCTTAACCAGAAGGAACATATACAGCTTTTAGTCACTACAATGCAGGATATTGCAGCAGAGATTGATTCTTTATTTGGAGAGGATTGCTGCTATAAGGTATTTGACACCACAGCCCCCTCTCCATATGCAATAACAGACTTCTTTGACCAGTTATTGCCTATATTTGACAAATATACGAATGACAGGCATAAGAGGATTGCACAGAAGTATAGCAGGGAGAGACAGGGCGGCGCATTTACCCCGCAATATGGCGGCAACAGGAAGAATAGAAGGAAGAGATAACTATGTGGAATGTCATGCTGGACAAACTGCCATATGAATGGCATGGATATCCCATAGATGCATCTTTTCGTACAGGAATCCAGATCATGCAGTGCCTACAAGACGAGGAGTACGAAGAGAATGAAAGAGTCTATCATGCATTGAGTCTGTTGTTTTATAGTGATGAGCAGCCTTCAATGATAGAAGAAGCTATAGAAGGGCTGGTATGGTATCTAAATGAATACAACCATGATAACCATAAAAAAGAACAGAGCAAAGTAAAAGCATTTGATTTTGACGTAGACCAATGGAGAATATATGCAGCATTTAAGGAGCATTACAATATTAATCTGAACAAAGCCAATCTGCATTGGTTCATATTCATGGGGTTGCTTACTAATTTGGAAGAATGTTCGTTCACCAGAGTAGTAGATATACGTTGTAAGAAGTTGGACGCAAAAATGCAGCAAAAAGAGCGTAAAGCTATCATGGAAGCACAGAAGATATACAGTCTTGGAGCAAAGACAGAGCTTACAGAAGAGGAAAAACAAAAAAATGATGAGGCGCTTGCCGTATTCAATCAATTAAGAAATAAAAGATAACAGCCAGAAGAGCCTAGAGCCGGTTTACATGTTTTTACACATGTAGCTGGCTCTATTTTTAGAAAGGGGCTTTTCATATGGCTGAGTATGATACAAGTATACGTGTTAGCACTAAGGTTGATTCTTCAGAATTGGATAAGGTGGCAAAAACCTTTAAGGATATCGAGGACAAGGCAGATGATGCAAAAGATAAAGTAGAAGAGCTGGACAAAGCAGCAGCCGGCACAAAGACTGAGGAATATGAGAAACAGGCGAAAGCCATTGAAAAGGTAAATACACAGCTTGATAAGAACATAAAGAAGCAGAAAGAAGCTGTACAGGCACAGACAGAAAGCCCTGATTATAGATCTGCATGGACAGAGGAAGAAGAAGCCCGCATTGATGCCCTGATTGCTAAAACCAAAGAACAGAAAGAAATTGCAGGGCAGAATCCGGAAACTGAAGCCACAAGAGAAGTGGCTTTTGACTGGAAAAGCAACGCGGAACAGCAGGCGCAGACTGCCCAGCAGGTAGAAGAGATAGCATCCGAGATGGAACGTGCGAAAGCCGGGATTGCGGATGCAGATCAGCACATGAACCAGCTCCGTGTGGATGTAGAGGAATATGCTGCCTCCCTGAAAGAACTGGAGGCACAGGGACAGTATTTCGGGGATGATGACTATGACCAGGTATATCTTGCATGGCGTAATGCCACAGATGCTGTAAAGGAATATGAAGCCAATCTCCGAAGCCTTACAGATAAGGGAATGGCTGAGGCAGAGGCACGGATTGCAAAAGAAGAGCAGGTAAATGCTAAAAAGCGCGAACAGGAAGCAGAAGAGCAGAAATTACAGAGCATCCGTGTTAATGCACAGGTGTCCAATCAAAAGCTGGTTGACCTGCTTGGGGAACAGATCAGGTTACAGGAAAGACTGTCAGAACTGAAAAAGGCTGGACTGACAGTCGGATATCAGGAATATGACAATATCACATCCAGACTGAAACAGATAAAAGAGCAGGTCAATTATGAGCAGAAGGGCTTCCAAAAAATGGGAGAATCCGGCAAGAAAGCCTTTAACAAGATCAATACCCATGCAAGGAAATCAGGCGGGCTTTTATCGACATTAGGAAGCAGATTGAAGGGAATAGCTCTTAGCCTGCTGATATTTAACTGGATAACCAAGGGATTCAACGCCATGGTATCGGGCATGAAGACAGGATTCAATAATCTTGTCAGATATTCTTCAGACTATAATGCTGCGATGTCGCAGCTGAAATCATCCAGCACGCAATTACAGAACAGCCTTGCTACTGCCTTTGCTCCAATTGTCCAGATGGCTATTCCCTACCTGGTGCAGTTAATCAATTATATTACCATGGCAGCCAATAAGGTAGCCCAGTTCATGGCTATCTTACAGGGTAAGAGTACATGGACAAAAGCAACGGCGGTGCAGGAAGATTATGCAGCTGCTTTGGATGGTACGTCCAAATCTGCCAAGAAGGCAGCGGGGGCGTTAGCATCATTTGATACACTGGAGGTCCTGTCTAAAAAGGATTCTGGCAATGGTTCAGGCGGGACAAGTCCTAAGGACATGTTTGAGGAAGTAAAAACGGATGACCAAGCGCCGGAAACAAAATTCGCAAAGAGAATAAAAGATGCCATTGACAAAGAAGATTGGTTTGAACTTGGACGTACTATCGGAGAAAAAATAGCGCAATCATTAGATGATATTGACTGGGATAGTATTTATAACAAAGCTGATAGATTTGGGACGGGCATTGCTGATTTCCTGAATGGCTTGATATCTCCAGACCTTTTTTATAACCTTGGAAAAACTATTGCAAATTCAATAAATACAGCACTACATTTCCTGAATTCCTTCGGTAAAGAATTTGACTGGAAGAATTTCGGGAAGTCCTTGGCAGCAGGAATAAAAGGATTCTTTGAAAACTGGGATGCTGGTCTTACCGGTGAAACTTTAAGCACTTTTGCAAAGGGATTATTAGAAGCTGCAACAGCAGCCGTTGATAAACTTAGAGAAGATGAAACATTCAAGGATATAGGTCAGAAACTTGTTGATTTCCTGTGCGGTATAGACTGGGTAGGACTTGTATGGGATTTAACACAGTTTTTTAAGGCTTGTGGAGATGCATTAATTGATTTTCCGGTGGATTTTGCAGAAGGTGTTGCGCAGGGGATCCTGGATCACATATTTGGAGAAGGTAATGTAAATGTAAAATTACCGGATAGTATGAAAGAAGGTCTTGGGACAGAATTCCTGACATTATTCAATCCGGGAATTGGTGCAGTAAGGCAAATGATTGAGGTGTTCCAATTATTGCAGAATGCAGGAGATGCATTGAGCAGTAAGATGGCAGAAACATCTTCCAATATTAGTGCCCAGCTTGAGTTCTTAAAGACACAGGCATTTACAAAATGGCTAGAAATTCAGAGTTGGTATGATTCAGCTGTAGCGCCATGGTTTACAGCTGAGAGATGGGTAGAAGTATTTGACGGAATATATCAAGGAGCGTTAGAAAAATGGGATGAGATAAAAGCATGGTGGGCTGATTCAGCAATTGTGACATGGTGGGATGAAGATGTGGCACCGTGGTTCACAGCTGAGAAGTGGCTGGAAGTAACACAAGGTATATTGGATGGTATCTCAGGCAAGTGGGATGAACTTGTCGCATTCTGGGGACCGGCGATAAAAAATTGGTGGGACACACATGTAGCACCATGGTTCACAGCAGAGAGATGGAAAACTCTTGGCGAGAACATGAAAAAGGGTATTTATAACGGATTTGTTGGAATTGTAAGTAAGACAGTAGATATTATGAATAAGATAATTGCAGCATGTGAAAGCATGATTAATACGGTAATTGATAAGATTAACCAATTCATGCAGGAAGCAGTAGAGACCGCCAATAAGATACCAGGAGTGAATTTTGAAGCGCATACGATAAGTCATGTACAATTTGGAAGAGTCGAAATGCCGGACATTCCTATGCTTGCCAATGGTGCAGTAATCCGTGGCGGCAATCCTTTTGCGGCAATCCTCGGAGACCAGCCAGTCGGACAGACCAACATCGAAGCACCATTGTCCACTATCGAAGATGCAGTCAGAAATGTTGTCGGTGATAGATCAGGAGGTGTGTTGAACGTAAATCTGAACTATGATGGCGAAACATTCGCAAGACTGTCTTTGCAGGATTTTCTAAACGAAATGAATAGACAGGGTTACGATATTGATGTATTGGGAGGTATGTCATAATGGCTGATTATACACAGGGGATTATAATTGATGGAATTGCATATGATGTGCCTCTTGTATCAATAAAAAGATCCTTTGATGTGTTGGACAAATATGCAGAACGTAACGAAGAGAACGGAGATTTATTACGAGAAATCCTGGGAGTATATGCCAACTATGATCTGGCATTCGGGGTTATTGATGATGATGACACATATCAGGGGTTGATAGATAAACTCACAGAGCCTGTAGCGTTTCATGATTTTATCCTGCCAAGCACAAAAGGTGATTTTTCATTTCGAGGATACATATCAAAAGTGGCAGATGAAATCATGAAAATACATAGTGATACGGTTACATTCCAGGGGCTAACCTGTAAGTTCACGATGAAAAAGCCGTTCAGGACACCATAAGGAGGCAGTATATGGCAAAGACAGGATTTCGCTGCATTTACGATCTGAAAGATACTACGGCAATAGCAGACAGCACGCCGACAACTGCATATAATCAGCCATTTGGGGATATTTCCAAGATAAAGGACAATATAGAAGCAACTAATTATGCCACTTTGGAACAGGATTTCTTTCTTTTGGATGGTAGCAGGGAGGAAATGCCGGATGCACCGGAGGATATCGTGTTTTTCACCGACACATGCTCGGATGAGAACGGTCAGTTCGCTGCTGATCCTATACTTATAATATTGTTCTCAGAGCAGCATTCATCCATCGGTCTGAAGTTCTTTTTCCAGGATGAGTTTCCTTTGTCTATGCGTATTAAATGGTACGATAAAGATGGATATCTGACTGATAATGAAGTATTTGAACCGGATTCCCTGACATATTTTGCAGAGCATCAAGTCAAAGATTACATGAAAATAGAAGTAATCTTTGAGAGAACCAAGCCATACCGTTATGTCAAGTTAAGATATATCGAATATGGTACAGAGTATGTATTCGGAGAGGGCGGCCTTCCGGTAAAGGACGGTTCGTTGGTGGAAGAATGCCAGCTAATACCCGATAAGATAGCGATAAATAAGCTCACGTTCAAGCTGATTGATGAGAATGATGATTTTAACCTTGGTAATATAAAAGGCAAGCACCAGGTACTACAGGCAGGACAGCCGACCCTTGCGTATGAACAGGTGGATGGAGCAGATATATTACTTGGAAAATTCTTTCTACAGAGCTATAAGACGGACAAGAACGTAACCACAATTACATGTACGGATTACAAGGGCCGGCTGGACGAACACAATTTCCGTGAAGGTAAGGTATATAACGGAGAACTGGCAGGCACTGTGATCGACAGTATAATGCGGGCAGCAGGGATTGAAGAGTATACAGTAACGGATGAGGTACGCAGGTGCAGACTGTATGGATGGCTAAAGATTCAGACGTGTAGGAAGGCGCTGAGGGAAGTCCTGTTTGCCTGTGGGGCTGTCGTTGATGATTCTAGGAGTGAGAGCCTTGACATATACCGGACGAACAGGGTCATTACAAGCACGATTGCAAGGAGCAGGAAATTCAGTACTGTTACCACCAACAATGACTATATATCGGATGTGTCAATCAAATATCCTGAATATACTCTTGGGACAGAAGATAAGCAGATTGCAAAGGGTACATATGAGCCTGGGGCATATACGATAGAATTATCATCGCCGGTGAATCCGGACAGCGTTTCTATAAACACAGGGCAGATAATCGAAGTTAAGAATAATTATATAACCTTTACAGTAACTGGTACTGAGGCAGCAGAGGTAATACTGACAGGGAAGCAGTACAGCAAGGAAGATATTACGGTAACAGCATCTGTAGATAAGGTAGAAGCCGGCAAAAGCCGGGCAACCAAGTCCTTTACCTGTACGATTTTGAACGCACAGCAGGCAGAAAAGAGAGCCACAGAGATATTAGACTATTATAATCTGACTATTGGAATAAAAGCAAAGTATATAAGTGATGGCGAAAGAACGTCACAGTGGGCGCTGGTAGAGAACGCAGACAGGGCATATGGAAATTATGTGGCTGGCATTGAAAAACTTACCACAGACCTTACAGGTGGATTTCTGAGTACTGCACAGCTTAGAGGATATTACTTATTAACGGTAGACAGCTATTATACAGGAGAAATATACGCAGGAGAGGAGGTTGGGGATATTTGAGCAAGATAGAGATAGAGCATGTACAGATAACTCCGGCGTCAACAACTGCAAAGGGCATTATAAAAATAGTTATGGATGTGACGGATAAGACCGTTACATACACGAATGACAAGAATTATGCAGGTGAGCTGTACGCAGGGCAGCAGATAGGAGGTATATAGCAGCATGGCAATTACAAAAGTAAGGGTAAAAATCAATGGGGTATGGTCAAACCTAGCACTGAACAGCAGCACAGGGAAATGGGAAGGCAGCATAACAGCCCCAGCTGTGACATCGTACAATCAGACAGGCGGGTACTGGCCGGTAACTGTAGAAGCCACGAACAGTGCCGGCACAGTCACTACAGTGGATGCAACAGATTCTACCATAGGATCAGCATTGCGGTTAATTGTAAAAGAAACTGTAAAGCCGGTCATTAAGCTGGTACAGCCGTCCAATGGGGCGTACATCAGCAACAATATGCTCCCAATCATCTTTGATGTGACAGATGAAGCCGGTGGAAGCGGTGTGAAGCTGTCAACGGTTGCTCTTAAATTGGCAGGTACGACTTATAAAGATGGTTCTGCAGGAATGAGTAAAACCGCAATCACAAATGGATATCGTTTTACGTATACACCGCAATCTGCATTAAAGGATGGCGCAAAAGCGATTGAAATTACAGCAGCAGACAATGATGGTAATGCAGCAACAACGGTATCAGCAACATTTACGGTAGATACAATCCCGCCTACGCTTACGATTAGTGAACCTGCAAGCGGTCTGATAACAAACCAGAGCAACCAGATTATTAAAGGAATTACAAACGATGCTACATCCAGTCCGGTAACAGTAGTAATCGTACATGGTTCAAAGACATATGAACCTGCGGTAGATGATACTGGGGCATTTACGCAGGCTGTAGTGCTTACAGAGGGCACAAATACGATAAAGGTAACTGCCATGGATGCAGCAGGCAAGGTGACAGAGATTACGCTTACTGTCAGTCTGGACACCACAGTACCAACGGTAAAGTCCGTTGTAATGAGTCAGAATCCCGCAAATGTATCAGGCAGCGTAGTGATCACGCTGGAGGTCGAATAGTATGGATATCAATATTGCCCTGCCAAGCAATATTGTATATGTGGCAGGATATGTGAATCATGTTGCTGTAGTGTTCCAGCAGGAAGCCGATGGAAAGACATGGAGCGCAAAAGCGGAGCAGAGTGCAGAAAATACGTATCTATTGGAACTGGACATTGTGGATGAGGCAGGAAACAGAACCAATTACACAGATACTATAGAGTATGTATTACCATATTTTATCTACGACAGGACTATACAGGACGTAGAGCAAAGAACAGCAAAAGGCTATATAAATGCCAGTGACCTGAACCGGGTCGAACGGAATACCGGGATAATAGCTGAGTATATAGGTATTGAGGTATCTGTAAAGGATGATTGGGAAATAGGAGACTTGCCACGGACAAGTGACTTTTGCAGGATAAGGGAGAATGTACAAAGCATCCGGGATAATTATATGGTCTATGCCAGTACGCCGGAAGTACCGGGGCAGCCATTGAACGATTACAAGAAATGGAATGCAATCGAGAGAATATTACACGATGTGTATGTAATCTATTTTGGCAACATAAGCAACGTTGATTATTGCGGCGAAATAGCCGCAGGAGAAGAGATAGGAGTGATCTAAGTATGGGATTTACTAAAAAGACATGGAAGGACAGGCTTGTAGAGCATGCCGGAAGGAGAAAACTGACCAATGTTGCGACAGGGGCGACAGAGACGGTAGATGTGACAAGAGCGGAAGGAACAGAGTCCCAAGCAGGTGATATGTTTAATGCAACAAATATGAATGACTTGGAAAACAGGACATACAATGCTTTCAATGATGTAGTAAAAATATATACTAACACAAGTGTAGCAGCTTCGGCGTGGGGAACCTATACAGCATCGTTGGACAACGAAGCAGCTATTATAGCAGAAGGGTATACATATAAGGCAGATATTACTTTATCTGGAATAACAGCGGCACATGCTGCGAAGGTATGCTTCGCACCAGCGGAAATCCAGGATGGAGTATTTGCACCATATGTAAATTCACAGGCTGGTAAAATTAGAATTTATGCAAATTCCAAGCCTATAGCAGCGATTACAATACCAACAATTTACGCAGTTAAGAAGGGAGTATAAGCAATGTACAGTGTAACTTTCGTAGTTAAGGATAATAAGAAATACTACAATAAACATAGAGAAAAGTACCATCTCGATCAGGAAGATGCCGTATTGGAAGAGATACCGCAAGACACTACAGACAAAATGCCATATTACTACTGGGATGGTGAGTTATGGCAATTCGATGAAAGCAGCTATTATAAGGACCAGAATGAGAAGGAAGCCCAGGTAGCAGAAGAAGAAAAGAAACAGGAAGAAGAAGCGGAGCTTGCGATATCGCAGGAGGATCTCATTAATGCGATAACAGAAATGGCGCAGATAATCTCTGATCTTCAGGATCAGGTCAACAAACTTAGCGGAGCGGAGGAATAATCATGGCAGTTATCTATTATAAGAGAGTAAAAAGCGGAAAAATGAAACTGGAAAATGTACCGGATATGTGGCGGTCAACCGTTGAACAGATGCTGAAAGGGGATGAGTAGTATGTTTACATCGGAACCTAATAGTAATTTAAGTGGTAAAAGCTTAAAAATAGTACATTTTGAAACAGGAGGAAGCGGTAATTATAAAACTGCAAACATCATTTTTGATGTTTCCAATTTTTCAACACTACATTTTGAC